ATACCCATGTTATCTATCCAAGACATTTTAACATAGTTAACATAATCTTGAGGTATAACAACACTTAGACTTGGTGGTATATTTAATTCTTGAGACTTTACACTGTTTAATGTATCATAGCTAAACTCTTGTAAACCTCTTTTAGCATGAAATATAATATCTGTTCTTTTGCAGCTAGGTATTAGTTTACCTGTACCTACATAAGCTACTTGAAAGTTATTTATAACATCATTTAATTTTATGTAAGAGTAACTATCATAGTTGTCCTCAACAGCTTGACCAAAAGCGTCTCTATTTCCATATTGACCTCCGTTTAAAGATTTTAATTGAACTACTATACTAGTGTTAGCTGTTAAGTTTCCGTTTATAGTTATTATATTGTTAGCAACCGTATATGGTAGTATGTATTCAGTGTATGTTAAAACACCTGGTAAAGCTGTATATAATTTAAAATTATTTAAAGCATAGTTAGTTTGCAACGGATCGTTGCTACCGAATACTAAATCAGTATCAAACGTGGTTGTAAATGTTTGACCAGCTCCTGCCGATGATAAGAACTTTTGAGAACCTGCGTAGTACTGCTGGTTTGATTCAGTTATTAATCCCATATTTTGTTATGATTTTTCATTTATGTCTTCTTGTTGTACTTGTTGCGATGCTACTTGTATTATTGTAGGATCTTGTATTATAACACCTGAGTATACTAATATACCTGATATTAAATCAACTTGCTCTGACGGATGTAGTTCGAAATTTACAGACGCAGAAGGACTGTAGATGTATTGACCGAAGCCACCTACATTATATCCCCAGTTTATTTGATTAGGTTTTTTTATGTAAGAAACATTAATATCAGAAACTATAGTTGTAGGAAAAACCTGTAGCTTTTCATCTTCATATAAAAATATTGGCTGTGCTTGTGTAGCAGCTGTTAATGGTGATTTTTGAATTAAGTAAAATTCATTACGATCTACCATTTGAACCAAAGTAGTATCTTTGTATATAACTGTGCCTAGTCTATAAAAGTCTGAAGGATATAGCTCTGCTGAAACAACATCATTAACAGATGGTGCATTAACAAAAGTAATTATGTTATTTGAGCTATTAAAAGAATAAGCGCCTGGTGATGATTGTAAAACTCCGTTTTTACGTACCTTTATTAAAGCAGTTTGAGATTGAGCTATCGACCATGTAGTTATTGTAAATTGTGTATTTGTGGCTGGATTTGGAGCCGCTGGAACTGTAAACGATTGTGTTGCAGTTTGTGTAGTAGTTGTTGTTGGTAAGTTAAAATAAGGTGCATCATATGCAGCTGTACCTATTCTTTTAAAAATATCAATTTTTTCATTAATATTTTTTACTCTGTTAGCGTATTCGCTATCATTTTCTGGTATACGTAGTTGTTGATTTAGATCACTCATATATTTTTCAAATATACTTAACTGAACCTGATTACCAACTTTGTTAAATTCATCTGGAGTTATGTATCCTCTTTGTTGCTGATTAAGTATTAGCAACACAGTTTTATAAACTAAATCTACGTTTATAGCCATTATTTTGTTTTTTTATTATAATATAACCGACCACATAGCGTAGCCGGTATATATTATTACATGTTAATCTAAGTTTTTCTCTACAGATCTAAATACTTCAACACCTTCATCAGTCTTAAAATAAGCAGCCATAGCAGAATAAGGATTTTCATCGAAAGGAACTGTCATTAGTTTTCTTCCATTAGACCCCCAGGTAAACGTTCTTTGATCTTGAGATAAAGCAACTATTCCAGCTTCTTGAGCTCTAATAGCTACATTTCTAAGATGCACGTTCTCATCATTTGCAAGCTCTATAAATAAAGCAGGATTTCTTGTAGCAAACATAAGTAGATCTCTTTTAAGCTCCTTAGAACTCATCTTACTAACCTCAGATCCAATCTCTACTCTCATTATTGCTTCAGCTTGATCTATGTCTATGTTTCTTGCTGCGTTTACAGCATCGTTTTGCAATAGCAAAATATCTAAATCATCTTCAGCTTGTTCAACCGCACTAAACTCATCATATAGTTTTCCTTTTAATGGGTGGTATAAACTTAACAATAGTTGTAAGTTTTTTTGTTCTTTACCAACCTTTAAGCTTCCATCCATAAATCTAATGTGCCCTAAAGTGCATTCTCCTTTTTGCTCATCAACTAGTGGTGAGTCTTGGTTTGTAGCATATCTTATTTCTCTTTGTTTACCGCTTTTAGGATCAAAATATAACAAAGAATGTTTCTTTGTATGTTTCCCTGGTATTGTTAAAGTTAAAGGTGATTTATTTCCTTTTAAGTAATATACTCTATCTTTTATTTCCCAACTTGGTTTAGCTGGTTGTTTTTTTGTAGGGGTTTCTACCACTACTTTTTGCTGAGGAGCAACCTCAACTTTCTTTGCTGGTGCTTTTTTTGCAGCCATAATATAATATAATTAAATAGTTTGTAAGTGTGACAATAGCCTATTAATAATAATAGTAAGGGGCTAGTGTCATATAAGGGTAATTGTTACCCCCGTAGTTACAACGAGGGTAAGAATTACATTTGTTGAATCTTAGATTCCTTTGAATAATACAAAGTTGTTAGCAGCTTGAGTAATCAAACATCTTTCAGATAGGAAGTTTACTTCCATAGCATCCAAAGTAGATGTCTGTGCTCCACCAGCAGAACCAGTCAACCAAGATTTCATTCTTCTATCATCTGATTGAGAAGCTCTATATCTTACGTGTAAGAAAGGTCTTCTGATGTTAGTTCCTAATACTTGATCATAAACTGTAGAAGTTCCAGCAGGTACTAATACTCCTTCAACAGAGTTGATACCATTGATTCCTCCACGAGTTGACGCATCGTTTAAGTATTTCCAGTCAGTCTTGTAGAAGTCGTAAGAACCTCTTCTGAATCCAGAGAAACCTAAATTTAAAGCCATTTCCTCAGAATTTTCAAATAATCCAAAAGCAGTACCTCCAGCAAATCCACCAGAAATAGAAGCTAACATATCGTCAAAGTCTAAAGATGTTTGTCTTTGTAAGAATAACATGTTCTCTTCAATAGCTCCTTGAGTATCTAAGTTTTTCAAGATAGCATCAAACTCGTCTAAACCAGCAGCAGCAGTAAATCCTACTTCTACGTTTCCACGTGATTGAATAGCAGCAAATAAACCTTCAGATCCTGGAGATGTAGTAGGTACAGCAGGTAGTTGATTATACTCAGCTTCTACCATACTCATTTCTAAATAGTCTTCAAAACGTAATCTAGTCTCAGATTCAGCTTTTAAATACCATAAGTATCCTGATGTTCCATCTTCAGTTGCAACTTCTACCCATCCAATTTGTGCCATATCAGAACCATTTACTACGTATTGGCTTCTTAATATGATAGGAGAGTTAGAATATTGAGTCAATTGAGGATCAACAGATATACGCGCTTGATTAGCTCCAGCTACAGCAAAAGCACCATTCATGCTTTGACCTTTCTGGTATTGAGAACCGTATACAAACACCTTACATCCAACTGCTGCAAGTGCTGCTCCAATTTGAACATTATCAAAAGGTTGTACAACGATTGCTCCAGCAGCAAGACCAGATCCAGCGTAAGCTCCAGAATCAGTTACTAATGCTTTGCTTTCTTCTCCTGTTGCAGGATTTAAAAACACAATAGTATCATTTATTGAGATAACATTCTGTAATCCAGCTGCTCCAGGAGCGAATAATGTAATAGTACTAGTCGTACCAGCAGCATTTGCTACTCCAACACCTTGATAAGATATATGTAGTCTATTTTGTTCAGACCAAATTACTTGATCAGAAGTCATTGGCATTTCAGCGCCAACCATTCTTAAGAATCCAGATAACGTTCTGTTTCCATAACGCTCTACTTCTTGTTCATAAATTTCTGGTAAATACTGCTGAGCAAAACTGTTTGTGTTCTGCGCTCCAGCTGCATTACTGTTAAATTGTAGGTAGTTACTGTTTAAAATCTCTTGCGCCTGCGAAGGGATTAAACCACCAAATTGAGGAGTTAAACTCATAATAATAATTTTTTAGTTAAATTTTTTTGTTTTTATTCTTAATTTTGAAGAATCTTGACCGCTTATAGATCTAACTTTTAAACCATTTATAAACTCACCTTGTTGTGCCTGTCTAGGTTGTGTGCTAGGATTTTTAGACTTACTTATAATATCTTTAGTAGCGTCTGATTTACCTTGCTCGTAAAAGTGATTAATAATAGTGTCTGCATTAGATGCCATAAACAAAGCTTTATGATAACCTTTAGCGTCTGTTACTTTACCTTCTTTGTTTAGAAACTTTCCTACAAAGTTGTTAATGTTAGACTGGTCTTCTGCGACTTTACTTGGATCCTGTACTCCGTACCTAAACTTTTTTCCACTAACATCAAATTCAAAACCTTTGAATTCGTTATTGAAATAGTCATCAGTTTGAGATTTAAAATCTTCATGCTGTCTGTTAGCTGTTTCTTGATCTTCATTGTAACGGTTGAAAAAATCCATAGCTTTTTGTTGTTCCTGAGTTACGCCGGGTCTCAACTTGATTTCGTCGTAATATTTACTCTTGGTTTCTTCCAAAAAGTTTTTAGCTTTTGCAACTTCTTCTTTGTACGCAATTTTCTTTTTGCGTATATCTCTATCCTCATCTAGCTCTTCGTCATAAGTATAATCTTCTAACATTAAATCAATGTCTTCAGATTCTAGATAAGGTTTTGTTTTTTTATAATATTCTTTAATTAAAGCGTCTTCACTTACGCTTGAGTAGTCTGTGTTTAACCTAACGTAGTCATCTATTGTTCCACCAGTCTCTTCCATAAAAGAAACTAATTTTTCGATGTTTTCAGGTAAAGGTTTTCCTAATATTTTTTCATCTCTAACAGCTTCTTTAACTACTTTAGCTATTTCTTGTTTTTCTTCATTAGTTACCTCTTGGATCGGCAATTGCGCTTTATCATCTTCAGCGGGTTCTTCGTTTCCTTGTCCCACTTCTTGCAGTCCCACTTTAGGCTGTTCTTCGAGTAACACGCTGCTCTCTGTGCTTTGTTCTTGAATGGCATTGTTTTCTTCTTTTGGTATAACTACCTTTGTTACATCTGGCTCAAGATTAACTAATGGTTCTTTTAAACTAACCTTAGTTATCTCGTTGTTTTGCTTTGATAATTGTTTTGGTTTTTTAGATTTTCCTTTCAAACTAAAATCACCTTCCTGTTTAACAGGTTCATTTGTTTTTGTTTCTGACATAATATAATATAATTAAATAATTGTTTGTAATCTTATCTAGGTGTAAACTGCTCTAGTCCAAAACCATCTAGATTATCGTTTCCAGCAGACTCAAAATTAGTAGGTAGTAAATCGTTTTGTCTTTGATTTATTAATTCAGATTGTTGAGTTCCTTGTATTTTTACTCTTTTATCTTTTCTATCTTCTATTTCACTTTCTTTTTGCTGTTGAACTTTTGCAGTTGCTTGAGCTAATTGCATTTGATAATTAAACTCTTCAGCCATTAACTCTCTTTTTATTTGAGCTTCAGCTTCCATTCTTTGTATTTCAAACTGAGATTTAGCTTGCTCTATACTTACTTTTTCCTGAGTTAAAGCTTGTTGTTTTTGAACTTCAAACATAGCTGCTTTTTCTGCAGACTCTGCGTTAGCTTGAGCCTGCGCTTGAATATTAGCTTGTTGCTGTTCTTGCTCTCTTTGTAGTTTTTGAGTTTGTCTAAGTTTTATAAACTGATTAGCTAGTTTACTATTTTTAATCTCTCTAATGTCAATAGCATCTGACAAAGCAATAGCACCTGTTTGTAAAGCCATTTGTATGTTTTGTTCTAACAAGGCTTTTTCTTCTTCTTCAGGCTCTAGCTGTATATAAATACCAAAATCATGTAGCTGTAGATTCATTAATTCTTCTAACGTTTTAACATTAAATGTACTTATAGAGTTTATTAATGAGTTTTCAGTTAAAGGATTTTGTATTAAATCAGCAACTTTTAAACTTATATTTTCACATGTTCTAACTGTTAAGTACAACAACGACTCTAATAAATGCTTTGTAGCTGTATTAGAGGCATTGGCCGCCATTTTTTGTAATCCAAGTAAAGCATCTTTATCTGGAGCACTACCATCTCTTGCCTCGTTTAAACCAGTAACATCTCTTATCATTTGTAGATAGTATTGGTATGTACCAATTAAACTTTGTATTTTAGCTTGACCAGATGACGATGATAATTCTTGAATAGGTACTTTACCCCTATTTAATTCACCATCTTGTGTTAGTGATCTACCAACAATAGAACCTGTTTGAAAGTACATATTTAAAGCTTCTGCTGGGTTGTAGTTTGTGCCATTACCTAAATCAACTTCAGCTAATCCATCCATATCTAAAAACACACCGTCTGGTACTATTCTAGACATTACTTGCTGTAGCTTTAAATGTGTTAATTGAATCATATCAGCAAATCCAGTAATTTTACTCACTAAAGATTCTATACGACCTTTATACATTCTAGGTGCAGATATACAGTAATTCATATCTACTTTAGTTGTATCAGCTGTAGGTCTGGTCATATTCTCTGCCATCTTCCACTCCAGCATGTAATTATTACCAAGAACTTTAGCACCAGTGTATAAAACTTCTATAGACCTAGAAACTCTATCGAAGTTGTCGTTTTCTGGCGGATTAAATGTGTCTGGTTTTTCTAATGTCTTTTCTAAACCTTGATCTGTTTTCTTTATTTTAAATACTTGATCAATATAAGTTTTGTATTCAAAGTACATTACTTGCACAGTGTTCTGATCATAGTTCGCCCAGCCAGTAACATACTGAGAATTACCCGGCATGTTTTGTATTTTTTGAAGTTCTTCGTCTGGTATATTTGGAAATTGTTTTTTTAACTCAGCTATAGTTATAGCTTTAACTTCTCCTACATAGTATATGTCTTCAAAGTTTGGGTCTTCTGTATACGAGTAAACTATACGAGCTGGGTCAACGTATTCTATTTTTATTCCTTCAGACTCATCAAATCGTGTTTTTGAAGCTCCTATACCTAAAACTGTTAAGTCATAAGCTATTCTTCTTTTTGTTTGATCATACTTATTAGCACTTAATACATTGTTAATAACCTCTTCTTCAGCTATTTCAACGTTCTGCTTGTAAGTCATTTGCATGTGAATATCAAGCTCTTCTTTACTTTGAGGCAAAGCTTCTAAATCTCCAGTTGCAGAAAAATCCATACCTAAATTTTGCTGTATGTTTTGCAAAGTTTCTTTAGTGTTCATGTCTCTTTCTACAGCAGCAGCATAATCTGTTCTACTTTTTGTAGAGAAAGGATCTTGAGCAAAAGTAGTTATATCATACAACTTGTTAGACATGCCGTTTACAACTATGTCTACAAACTTTGATATAACAGCTACTGGTTTCCAGTCCAAATTAAGATAAGATAAATCTCCATTTATAGATAATTCATCTTTGTATTTTTGAACACTTTGTTCTCCTCTAGCATATAATCTTAATCTATGAAAAGTAGCATAAGATTGAACATACCTATTACCAGCCCTACCTTCCTGAAACCATTCACCTTCGATAGCTCTACCTACCTGTATACCGTAGTCTAAGCTGGATTTTTCTTCCTCACTTACTACTTGGCTTGGAAATGAACTGTTAGTATTAGTCTGTATTCTCATTTATCTTATTATTTTAGACATAGCGCCTTTATTGTCGTATTTTTTAAAACCTAAATCTACAGTCTGTAATTGAACTTTAGCTCTAGGTATATACCTATTTTTATTACAAGCCATTAAAGCTAATCCAGAGCTTATAGAAGCATCATGTTTTGTTCTATTATTTATATTAAATCTAGCCCAGTCTTCCAGTGTTCTTTGAAAATACATGTCACCATAACCGTCTTCTTTTAATCCTACTTTAGTATTGATGTATGTTTCTATAGCAGCGGCGTGGGCTTGTTTTATATCTTCACTTGAATTAGGTATTCCACCTATTTCTCTCTCAGTTGTTGATAGTTTATTATATAATCTATCTGGTCTATTCATAGAGTAACCTCTATAACCTCTTATTTTAAAATGGTACAACAACCTTGGTTTATTATTTTCAGCTAATATAGGCATACCATAAAATACACAAGCCATTAGTACATCTTCAAAAAATATCTCCGCAGTTTGTGGTCTAGCTATATACTCTAAAAAGAAATGATCTGGTGGAACGTCTTCCATACTAAACTTAGTTAAGCCATGTAAAGACCCGTTAGAACCTCTTCCATCTACAGTACCTGATATATCGTAACTATCACATCCAAAAGCTCCACAATGCTCATTACCAGGGTATTTTTTACCATTTTTAATTATAAATCTATTTTGTAGATTAACAGGTGGTACCCATGATATTTTAAATCTACCATCTTTATTAGGTATAAATATAACTCTAGAATCTTTAATGGCATTCTCCCATTGAAAACTACCCGTAGTTACAACAGCTGTATTTTTTAAATCAGCATTATAATCTATTTGTTCATATATCTTAGATAGATTAAATAAAGATTGTTTTGCTTCATCTCTAAAAGCATGTTCTTCTGTTCTTGGAAATTGACGATAAAATTCATTTAAACCATCTTGATCTTCTTTTAAACCTTCAACTTCGTTTTGCCAGTAGTCAATAACACCTAAGTCTATTATTTGATCATCAGGCCCTTCAACTGGTTTTTTTGGCGTGTTGAATACAGGAAATCCATAAGAATCAATGTATCCCTCGTAGTTCCATTCCATAGGTATGAACAAAGAATATAATCCTGAGCGAGTCTGTCCATTGGCGTTTCTTTTTGTAATGTCGGAATCATAGTACAGTTTTTTATAATTAGCTCCACCTTTATCTAAAGCATTTGATGTTGAACCCATCATGCACTTACCTATTATTCTAGAACCTAATCTTAAGCAGGTTTTAGTTACCCTCCAGTTATTTAATATATTTGTTGGTTTTTCCCACTTACCACTTTCATCGTGTACTAGTAGCTTTAATTTTTCACCGTCGTACGAGTTGTCCCCGGTGTTCTTCCAATCGATCGTGGTGTCGAGACCGGTGATCTCCTGTAGTTTCTCGTTGGTGTCGAGTTTCTTACGGGTAAACTTTGACGCGGGTACCCTGTACGCGAGTTCTGTCTTCGGCCTGTCCATACCGTCCTGGATTGGTTTGAAGAAGAAGGGGTAATTAACTGAGATGGGTACGACCTTATCAGTAAACATCTTTTTGGCGTCTGGTCCTGACTTTGATAAAATGCCAAATCTTGAATCTGTGGATATTGTTGCCTGATTAACCGTCTCGCCTGATGCCATGAAAGAGAAACCTGACCGTCTGTTCTTAAGATAACACATTCCGTAACACCGTACATCCGCTTTACAAGCTTCCCAGAAGATATAGAATAATCTGTTTGATTCCCTAAAGTCTGGCTGCCCAACATCAATCTTGGACCACTGCAAGTACATGTAGTTAGTGCCAGTAATATAAGTAGGCTTGCCTTTGTTAATAAACCAAAAACCTTCCTCACGTCTTTTAAACTCCTTGTCAATATAGTCATACCACTTTTCTTTAAATTCAACTGGGTATTCATCCCAATCAAACACTGATTTAATTTTATTTAGTTCTTTAGGATATTGCTGATATTCCCATTTGTCAGATGCAAACTCGGTTACATTTTGTTTTTTAGGTAAACCTATAACTAATCCTTGTATATTATATATTTCTCCAACTTCACCAGTTTTACTTATAACAATAAGATCATGTTCTTTGTTGTATCCGTACTTCCATTTTTTATACCTATTAAGTCTATTTAATACTTTAGGTTTAACGTAGTCTTTAACTACAGAGTGTAAAGTTTGTTCGTACATTACCTTGATCTTCCTTCAGCAAATCCTTTAAAAGCTTTTTCTTCTTTAACTTCTTTAGGATTATCATTTAATAATGCTTCCTCTGTTTCAATTCTATTAAGTATTTCAAAAGCGTCAAATATAGCTAACTTTTTTGTAGCTGCTGCATTTTTTAATCTATCAGCAGTTATGTCATCACCTGAATCAACTATAGCTTCTTTAGCTACCTTAATTAATTCCTCAACTGCTTTTTGCCCAGCTTGGATTATACTCAGCTTCGTTTTTTTGGTGTTCATACTTAATTACAATATCATTAGATTTCATACAATAAACTCTTTGATTATCTACAACAAAATCCCATTCACTGTTTGGTGTAAATCCAACTACGTCTCCTGGGCTTATTTTAAGCGCTTCTAAGGAGCTATTACCGTATTTTAGTATACCAATAAGCTTTTGTTCTTTATCTAGACTTAAAGATTGTTTATTTTTTAAAGGCATCACAAAGCATCTGTCGCCAAATGATTTCCAATCGCCTGTATTTTTATACAAATATATTTGATCTACAGCACAAAAATATAAACCATCTTTAAAATATGATCTACTATTTTTTTTTACACCTTTCATATCATAGAAAACTCTAAAAACGTTTTGATGTACTACTATTATATCTCCTTTTTTTATATTTGTTTTAAAAGCTTTTGGAGTTTCAATAACAACGGCTAAGTTGTTAACAGCTTTCCAGTTTTCTATTTTAGTATTTAAAACTAAAGTTTTGTCTCCAAGCTTTATTTCATTTTCATATCTATCACCAAGAGGCTTGACAATAAAATCATATAGACTTTTCATTAATATTCTAAATCATACTCAACGGATATTGCCATGTTAGAATTAAATTTCTTCCATGGCATAATCTCGTTTTCTTTCTTTATGAATATACTGTAAGAGTTAGTTTCTTGATCATACAATATTGCTGATATAGTATGGCCACCATAAACCTGTTGACCAACAGCGTAATGCATTGCATCATTTTTATAATCAGAACCTATACTAATTTTTCTTACAACTGAATCCATTACTCTACAACCTCGAGCTCTTTAGCTTCTTTTTCTACTTCAGTGTAACTACCGTCAACTAAATTTATGTTTATTTGACCATACTCTTTTTCTAACTCAACTTTTATTTCTTGCATTTCTTTACCCGCTTCTGCGTTGGCAAAAATTAAGTCTTGTTTTCTAGCTTCTAAATAACCCACGTCTAGTAATATAGCGTTGATTTTCTGTTGAACCTCTTTAATCGATTCTAATTGTTTTTCTGTAATCTTTTTTTCTTTTGACATTTTATTAAATTTAATTGTTTATACATAATATATAGTTACGTATATATTTACTATTTACACTTTATCTTAATGCTACCATACCTGTAGCTGCTGACGTGTTTAAAACATAATCAACCGACACTGGTAATACAGTTCCAGCTGGCACAGCTGTAAAAGTTACTTTTTGAGCAGCCGTTGGTAACGAGTCAACAACGTTTATTCTAAATTGACCACCGCTTCCACCAGCGATTGTTATTATATCACCTTGTCTATACCCAGTTCCTGCAGCGGCTATTGCACCTACTGTAATAACTCCTCCAACCACTGTTGTAGTTACTGTTAGTCCAGTACCCAAACCACTAGCTGATGTAGTAGCTTGTGCAGCTCCAGCTGTATAACCTGTTCCTCCTGAAATTAAGCTTAAAGAAGTAACAACTCCTTGTACACCAACTGTATCTGCTAGTATAACGTCTATCGCTCCTCCTGATCCAGAATATATCTGAGAACCATTTAAGTTAGTTCCTGCGACTCCTGATTGATTTAAAAAAGGCCATTGAGAAGCTGGTTGAATATTAGCGCTTCCGGTTATAGCTAAAGCCTTACCAAACGCTCCAGCATCTATTGCTTGTGATCCCATATTTTACTTATTTGTTTATTTGTTTTTATTGAATAGTGGCCCTAGTTTGTCCACAATTTTTTCACCACTTCTACCTAT